TGCTTGGTAAAGAAATCTATATGTACCGTATTTCAACCGATATGTGGCACATTAAGACTATGGCTAATGGTGTAGTTAAAGCTATTAAGACAGGTCGCAAAGTGACTGCTTATCAATTAGTAAATGTAGACCAAGTTAAGGATTACATGACACGAGTTGGTGTAACAGGCTCAGGCTATACGCCCGGCGCTACAGTTAAAAAACCATCTATCTCTAAATTGGCTGACTTAAATTCAAAGCCAGTAGTTGATAAAGTCGTTGAAACACCAGTAGCACAAGCTGCTTAACTATCATAGGGAATTTAGCCCGATCCGAGTTATCGGTAGCAGGCTGATTTTGAATGACCGTAATGGCGCCCTATCCCTATTCTTATGATTAGATATATCATACCTTTAGCATTGGCTACAAGCATAGTGCAAGCAAGAACTTCTCTTGGTGTTGGTGAGTACCGATATGGTCCCGATACCACACAGAATATTGCCTGTAAATTTGCTGAAGAACGAGCCAAAGAAAATGCCATTGAGAAATTTTATGGTGAAGATATTGATGTGTCTGTTTATGAAAAATGTAGTAATGATATTTGCGATATTGATAGAGATAGCTTAAATGAAACCAAAGGTTACATCAAAAAGATTTTAAGTAAAGATGTGAAACAGGTTCAATTACAAGGCTATACCTCATGTATAGTTACAATTAAAGCTGATGTATATAACCCTATCAATGAAATTAAATTATCTCTGGACAAAGATGAATATCTTTTCAAAGAGAATCAAGAGGTCGTTTTTCGTGGTGTTGTAAATAGAACCGGTAATTTGGTAGTATTCAATTTATACAATGATGTTTATAATAAGGTATATGAAGAAAAGATTACCACAAATAATCAACAATTTGTGATACCATCACCGAAAAATAGAATAGTAACTAGGTTGCCCGTTAATAAACATCACTCAAAAGAAATATTGATGTTTTTATTTACTGAAAATGATTATGAGTTTAGAAAAACTTATACTGAGCTTGAAATGAATTATTTTCTGAAAAATATACCTTCACATCAAAGGCAAATAGTTAATCGTTATCTTTATATTATGAGGAATGTATGATGAAAAATAAATTGGTAATAGCACCATTAGTTTTAGCTTTATATTATGAGGAATGTATGATGAAAAATAAATTGGTAATAGCACCATTAGTTTTAGCGTTAGCTGGGTGCTCAAGTATTAAATATACCACAGGATTTGAAATGACGGCGCCTAATTCAACAGCAAAGGCTGAAGTTGGTGCAGAGATTGCTTATCCAGATTGGTATAAAGATTCTAAACAAGAAGATGGTGTTTTATATGCCGTTGCTACTGAATATTCTAAAGATATGCAGTTTGCCGTTGATAAGGCTATGTTATCTGCTAAACGAGAACTAGCAGCTAACTTCTCATCTTATGTTAGCGCTTTATTAAAAGATTACGCAACCGAAGTTGGTGAAATGGACTCTGGACTTGTCCGTGACATTGATAGAACAACCAAGTTAGTTGTGAACAAAGTTAACCTTGTCGGTGTGCAAAGAACAAATTTCTTAATTGTCCATGCTAAAGATGGTTATCGTGCATTTGTAAAATTAAGATATGCAACCGATGATAGTAATAAATTGCTTGTGCAAGAAATCAAAAAGAACAAGCAGTTAAATGCTAAACTACAAGCTTCTAAATCATATAAAGAATTAGAAGTAGAAGTAACCAAACTAGACCAGCATGAATCAATTCAAACAAGAGTGATTACACCTGAAGAAGTTAAAGTTAATTAATGAATATATTTTATTTACATAACGACCCTAAACAATGTGCTCAAGAACACCTTGATAAACATGTTGTGAAGATGATTATTGAGTATGCTCAATTAATGTCAACCGCTCATCGTGTGCTTGACGGTCAAAGTTATATGGATAAAACGGCTAACAACCGAAATATTAAACGATGGCGTCTTGATGACGCTAATCGTGAAACAAGATTGATGAAAGCCTCACACATAAACCACCCTAGTGGTATATGGTGTCGTGCTAATCAAAAGAACTACATGTGGCTGTTTGAAATGTGGTCGTATCTCCTAGAAGAATACACTTTTCGCTATGGCAAACAGCACGCATGTAGCCGATTAAAGGATATATTGAATTCACCGCCAAATAATATATCAAGTGGTGAATTCTATCCTCCTACACCGGCTATGCCTGATGAATGTAAAATTGCCAATGATTCGTTAGCATCTTACCATAAATACTATGTTGAAAGAAAGAGCCATTTTGCAAAATGGACTAAACGAGATATACCTACATGGTATAAAAATGGATTAAATAATGCCAACCTATCTTTTTCGTGATACGAACACCGGCGAAATACATGAAAGACTTATGAGTATGACCGCTCGTGAGGATTATCTTAAAGAAAATCCACACATGGTCACTATTATTCAAGCACCTATGATAGTATCAGGAGTTTCTACTTCTAATTCTAAACAAAATAAAGTGCCTGATGGATTTAAAGAAGTGCTATCTAAAGTAGCTGAAGCTCACCCTACAAGCTCAGTTGCTGAAAAACACGGTAAAAAATCTATCAAAGATGTAAAGACAAGAGAAATCGTTAAGAAACATGTTGACAAAATAACAAAAGGAAACAAATGAAGAAATCTCTATTATTGATTGCTTTATTATCAGCTTTGAATGTTCAAGCTGAAGATAAAAACAATGCAACACATATTCAATTGGTAAATCGTAATACCGTTGGTGATAACGCAAATGACCCCAATCGTGTTGGTATTAATATCACACAGGTTTATAAACTAGAAAACAATTTTAATATGGACATGAACGGACAATATCGTGAACAAAATGGTTACGATAAGAATACTTCAACAAGGTTTGAACTTGGTGCTACACCTCACAATGATGTCTTTTATATAAGAACAGCATTAGGTGTTAAATCACAAAATGATACTCATCTCTATTATTCTTTAGAGCCAGGATTAATATGGACATTATCTAACAAGGCGATAGTCAAAACTGGATATCGTTATCGTGATGCTTTTAGTAACGATAAAAATGACAAGACACACACCGCTCGTATCGGCGCAGAATATGCTCTAACAGATACACAAAGCATTACAGCAGGCTATGATTTTTCATTCGGCGATAGCGAATGGAACGGACTTTCAGCCGGTTACGCTGTTAGATTTTAATTCTAAAATAGAAAGTTATATTATGTTTAATTATGTGAGGCTACCTGAGCTGCAGGCTGAGCTCAAATCAGAAACGACCAATAAAGGTAGAACTTATGTTACACCGGATGGAAATGTTTATCCGTCTGTAACAACGGTTCTGTCACCTTATTCAAAAGATGCCATTTTAGAATGGCGCTCAAGAGTTGGCCAAGATGAAGCTAACCGTATTTCAAGATTAGCTGCAAGTCGTGGCACCAAATTACATTTAGCATGTGAACAATATTTGCTCAATGAATTATCACCAATGCAAATACAAAGTTTAATGCCTGACACAAAAGATTTATTTCTCAAAGTTAAACCACATTTAGATAAAGAGATAGGCACAATTTATGCAATTGAGCGGCCAATGTGGTCAGATAAATTAAAACTTGCTGGTAAACCAGATTGTATTGCCGAATGGAATGGTGTGCTATCTGTGGTTGACTTTAAGACATCAACGAAAGAAAAGCAAGAAGATTATATTCTAAATTACTTCATGCAAGCTACGGCTTACTGTGAGATGTTTGAAGAATTAACCGGTAAAGAAATTAACCAAATCGTATTGGTGTTTGGTTTGGTTGAAGGTGGTTCTCAAATTGTAATTAAACAAAAACATGATTACCTAAAACCATTAAATGAATATATTGATTATTATTGGTCGGGTATTAATGAAGAAGTTGCTTGACATTAATTAATCATTGTGATAGGATTATATTATGCCATTGATTACAGAAGAATTACCTAATATACCTGAAATACAAGAAAAGATTATTGAACAAACAAAACAGGTTCAGCTACAAGATACGCCTGTGACGAATGTAAATAATAATGATTCTGATTTATACCTAATATTATTTGGTGTTATATTGGCGGCAATTTTAATAAAATACATAAATGTTATTATCAAATTATTAATAATTGCAGGTGTTTGTTTTTTTGCATACACTTATCTAATATAGGAATTTATTATGGGTGATGGTGGTAAAGGTTCTAAACCAAGGCCGTATAGTGTGAGCCAAGAAGTATTTGATAATAATTGGGATAACATCTTCAAAAAAGACAAGTCCAAAGACAAAAATATACTAAATAAACCTAATAACCAAACACACACAACGGTTATTAACACAGACACAAACACACAGGAGAAATAACAATGTCAAACATGACACCGTTTGAAATTCGCCTTGAATTATTAAAAATGGCGAAAGACATGCTTGAAGAAGATTACCGAAGCAAGCGTGAACAAATCAGTAACGATTGGTCAGTCAAAGTTGAAGTAGCAAAACTTAATGGCGGATCAATACCAGACCATCCAGGTTTCCCAACATACCCATCAGAAAAAGATATTATATCCAAAGCACAAGAACTTAATGGCTTTGTTTCTAATATTGAAACGAAAACAACAAGTAAAAAAGCTAGCGCAACCGTATAGCCAAAGGTGTTTTATAGCCCTTAACTAAAAGGAAATACTATGCAGAGAATCAATATACTCAGCACATCAACAATAATTATAGCAACAATCGTATCAGTATTAATAGTTTTAGGATTCAGCAGTGTGATGGCAACACAAATAAGTCCGATGCCAGTTAAAATTAGTTATAACGATTTATCACCTAAAGCAAAACAACAAGTAGAGTGTTTAGCTCAAAACATTTACTTTGAATCTGCTCACGAATCACAAAAAGGACAAATTGCGGTGGGCATGGTCACAATGAACCGTGTTAAAAGCGGAATATTTCCTGACACCATTTGTGGTGTAGTAAAACAAAAAACACAATCAACTTGCCAATTTTCTTGGATTTGCGAAGGCAAATTTGATGTTAAATCCTTGACACACTTCAATCATTCATTGTATAATAGCATTCGTGAATTAGCTGTATATGTTTATGCCAACCATGATAAAATAGAAGACCCAAGCCGTGGTGCTTTATTCTATCATGCAGATTATGTTCATCCACATTGGAAGAATGTAACCTATCTGACACAAATTGGCCGACACAAATTTTATGATAAAAAGGAATCAAACTAATGACACAAGTGAAAGAAGCCGTTAAAGTAAGTGCAATCTTTTTTGTTTGCTTAACAATTGTTCTCTTATCAATTGTTGGTGGTATTGCATACTATTATGGACATGACCGAGTGTTAATGTCAAAGAATGTATCAGAAGCCATTGAAAAAGGAATTGACCCATTATCAGTAAGATGTTCTTATGCCTCTCAATCTGATACCGTTTGTGTTGCATATGCTTATTCTAAACAAGGCAAAGTATCAGCCTCCGACCAACCTATATCAATTAAGAAATAATATGCCAACAAAAGATGAAATGAATAAGTTTGCTCGTGCTATTGACAGTTTAGTAGCAAACACAGATTATAATTACATAGAAGCTATTGTAGAACATTGTAAGAAAACAGGATTAGAAATAGAAGTAGCAGCTACTCTTATTAATGCTAATTTGAAATCAAAGATTGAAATGGACGCTATGGACCACAATCTATTGAAAGAGAAGTCTGCTAGATTACCAATATGAGTTTCGTTGCTATCTCATACGCAATTTATAAAATAGCAAATTAACTTAAAGGAGTATAACATGCCTAAAGTCACTTTAGATGTTAATTTATTAGCTAATGTAGCTCTCGCTGTATTAGTAGTTGAGTTAGTTGGCAAAATCACCGGTTGGTGGTAAGTAATTAAGAGTTGGGAGAACTCTACAAAACTCCCACTTTATTTTATGGATGATTATGACTGGTTATGAAACTTTTGGAATATTTCAAGCTCTAAAGCTTCACTTCACCAAAGAAGCATATGACTTCTTCAAATATAATGGTAAGACGAATGTAACCGTCAATTCATTTGAAAATAGAAAAGACAAGTATCACTTCTATAAATTATCACGCAAGTTTAATACCAAAGAAGAACTAATAGACTTTATCGTATTCAATTTGGTTGAAGATGAAAATTTGTGGATTGGTAACCTTTTACAAGATGAGGCTGATGCTAGATATTTGAAACATAAAAAATATCATCAAGCTATATCATACATGTTTAAGGAAGATTGTCAGAAATTATTTAATGGGTTAAATAACCCA